CAAAACGGTTCTAATCTTGTGGGTATGTGCAATGGTTTTGGAATACTAACTCCAACAGATGACGGAATTGCTGTACTAGATTGTGATTTAGCCTACAGAGTTTGGAGATTTGATTAATGGCTAAAGCAATAAAAGCTGCGATTGTTGCAACGGTAATAGTAGTAACTGGTGGAGCTGCTGCTGCTCTTTATGGTGGAACTGCTGCTACTTTAGGGGCTGCATTTACATACGCTTTTGGACAATATGCAGTATTTACATTTACCTCTACTTTAGTAGCTAGCGTAATAGGTGGCATGACATCTAAAGGCATTAACGCTTCATCACAAAATTTTGGTAATAAATTTTCAGCTAGGGGTGGACTAGTACCAAGACAAATTGTTTATGGTCAATGTCGTGTAGGTGGAACACAAGTACACATAGAAACCACTGGTACAGATAACTACCTTCTGCATATGGTTATAGTATTAGCAGGACACGAAATTGAAAGCCTAGAAAAACTAAGACTCAATGATATTAATACCACAACCACAACATCTACCATAAGTGGCTCAACAGTCTACACAGTTACTAATGCTGATTTTACTAATACAGAAAATGACAATAATTTTGGTAGTGGCAGATTAGTTCGTTATTCTTTTGAGGACGGTAGCCAAACAGCAGTCAATGGTTTTATGGATGCACAACTGGCAAGCATGGGAACTACTGATAAATTTTTGGGTTGTGCTTATGTTTACATACAAATGGTGTTTGATGCTGAGAATTTTGGTGGTGGTATGCCTGCAATCTACATTTGAAGTATAAGGCAAAAATGTTTACGACCCACGCACCAGTGCTAATGCCACTACAGACCTGCAAAGATCAAACCCTGCACTTATTATTAGGGATTACTTAACCGATACACAGTATGGCTTAAAAGCTAAAGCATCGGAAATAAATGACACAACAAACGCAGGCGGTATAGCTTCTGCTGCAAATACTTGTGATCAACAGGTAACACTGGCTGACGGCTCAACTCAAGAAAGAAGATACACGGCTAATGGTTTTACTAATTTTAGTGCTAATGGTAATGGAGTTTTGGAAGCTGTGCTAAGTTCTATGGCAGGCAAGATGTCATATGTTAATGGACAGTTCACTCTATTTGCAGGCGCATCACAAACACCGAGCCTAACAATTACAGATGATGAGTTATTAGCACCTATTTCAGTTTCTACCAATTCTTCAAGTGGCGATTTATATAATTCAGTGAAACCAATATATGTTGATGCTTCATTAAATTATATTTCAACTGATGCAGAGGTTTATCAAGATTCTACTTTTTTAAATGCTGATACACCAAGTGGTGAAAGCACAGCTAACTATGTAAAACAAATGGAAACACAATTGCCATTTACTGTAACAGACACAATGGCACAAAGATTAGGTCGTATTGCTTTAAAAAGCCAAAGACAAACAACATCTTTATCTGTTTTAGTAAGTTTGCAATTTATGAGATGTCAACCTAATGATTGGGTGTATTTAACGAATGAAAGACTTGGTTATACACAAAAAACATTTGAAGTTTTGTCTACAAACATGGAAGCTTTACAGAATGATGAAGTAACAGTTATAGCCACAAGACTAGAACTGAAAGAAGTAGAAGCATCTGTATTTAACTTTGCAACGAATGATTACACCACAGGTCAAGCAGAAGGCTCTGATGTGTCAACAGGTGATTACAGTGTAACTGCACCATCAAACCTTTCCCTTGCACAACAGAACGCCATTGACGGCACAACCAGTAAGGTAGACATACTTGTATCTTGGACTAACAACGCTAGTGATAAGGTAACGCTTACGGAGATAACTTATAAGCTAAGTACGGATAGCAACTACACATCAGACTTTACAGCAGGCAAGGGTGTTACAAAAGCATCTATTCCAAATGTTGTCGTGGGTAGCACTTACAATGTCAAGATACGCCACATAGATGTAAATGGTGTGGCTAGTGCTTATACTAGCGCAGTTAATATCACAATTGCTGCAGCTTCTACTGCACCATCAACACCTTCAAACCTATCAGCATCAGCAAGTAAAGGTCAAATACTTGTGTCATGGACTAACCCTAACAACACTGACTTAAGGGCAGTAAAGGTATACAGGAAAACATCAAATAGCACACCAACTGATGATACAAACTTGGTAGACACTCTTGCAGGCGAGCCTAACGCAGTAACAACAACAGTGTTTGGAGATCAAGACGGATTAACAGCAGGCACGACCTATTACTTTTGGGTAAGGGCAATCAATCATTCAGGGCAACACTCAAGCTTTAGCAGTTCTGTTAATGGTAACTTTGCAGCAGCAGGTGTTGCTGATGGTTCTATTACAACGCTTAAACTTGCAGCAAACGCAGTAACGCAGGCTAAGATTGCCGTTGATGCTATACAGGGTTCAGTTATTGCAGCAGGTGCAATCACAGAAGCCAAACTAGGAACGGATGCAGTAACAGCAGCCAAGATTGCAGACAATGCAGTTACATCAGCGCAGATTGCTTCTGATGCGGTTACTACTGCAAAGATCGCAGATGATGCCGTAACTAATGCACTCATAGCAACAGATGCGGTAAATCAAGACTCCATTGCTGCAAATGCAGTTACAGCTACACAAATAGTTGCAGGCACTATTACTGCTAGTGAGATAGCATCAAATGCTATAACCACAGCCAAAATAAATGCAGGTGCTATTACCGCAGCAAAGATAGGCACAGGAGAAATAACAGCAACGCAAATAGCATCAGACACCATTACAGCAAATCAAATAGCTTCTAATGCAATCACAACAAATGAACTTGCTGCTAATGCAGTTACGGCTGCAAAAATAACAGCTAACACAATTACTGCATCAGAGATTGCAGCAAACGCTATTACGGCAACAGAGATAGCATCTAATGCCGTTACAACAGACAAGCTAAATGCAAATGCTGTAACGGCAGCAAAGATAACAGCAGGAACTATTACAGCTACAGAGATAGCAAGCAACACCATTACTGGTGATCGGATAAATGTAGATACACTAAATGTAAAAAGTTTTGATAATGTAAGTTCAACAATTGTCAGCCATGTAACCGCAGGTACAAAATTCCCATTAGCTAAAGATGGTCAAGCTTATGTGCAAAGAACAGGAACTTATACAGGAAGTAATGCTGCTTTTGTGCCAGTAACAATAACCGAAGTAAGAGATAACGCAGGCTATGTAGCAATTTTTTCAGGAGTTCTTGGTAATGTAAACGGTGGCAGAGTTCAATATTCCCTAGATAATTCTAATTGGACAAACGCCAATGGCAACACTAACATTTATTGGAATGCAGGAACTTATAGGGGTTACACCTATGTATATACAGGGCAAATAACAACTTTAAGTGCATCACAATCTACAGTGTATTGGAGAGTTTATTTTTCAGGCGGTTATAACCATACACAATTATCTTTAAATATAATGATGGATAACACACGATAATGAACACATTTACCATTTACAAAACATCAACTGGTGAAATTCTATACAGCACAACTACAGCTACGCCTATAGATGAGGTAGGATTGCAAACAGGGGAAAGTATTATAGAAGGCTCATATCAATCTAATGAATATGTAATTACTGATGGTTCGGCTGTAAAAAGAACAGATAATGTTTTAGATATAGTAAGAGATTTAAGAAAATCTTTATTATTGGAATGTGATTGGACACAAGCCTCTGATACACCCTTAACAGATTCAAAAAAAGCAGAATGGGCAACTTATAGGCAAACATTAAGAGACCTACCTGCTAACAACACAAGTGCAACATCTATAGATGATGTTACATTCCCAACCCCACCATCATAGGAGTAAATAATGCAAGACGGAAGATTTAGCGGAGACATGGATAGAAACGAAGTAGAAATGGACTTAAACAAGTTCATGGCTATGGTAGAGGAGATCGGTGCGCTCAAAGATAAGATCAGAGACCTAGAGGATGAAACAACTAAGAACCCACATCAAAGGTGGATATTCTTAGCACAAGCAGTTGATTCATGGCGTATATTCCCTAGAGCATTCCTAAGTGTTTATATGTACCTGCTTTATTTCACAACCTTTTGGTTCATGGAACTTGAATCACCAAGCTTTGAACAAAGCGGTCTTATATCAATATTGGTTGGTGCAGGTGCAGCTTGGTTTGGACTCTATGCAGGAACAAG